CTCGGCAACCTCGTCATCACGGGGACGGTTGGTCAGAAGGCCAGCGGCACGACTTGGGCGAATCCCTCCGACCCGCGTCTCAAGCAGGACGTGGCCCCGTACGGGGCCGGCCTCGCGGAGATCGCGCAACTCGAACCGATCACGTACCGGCTGAAAGTGCAGCCCGATGGGCCGCTCTGCTACGGGTTCGATGCCGCAAAGGTGCGCGACGTGTTCCCCGAATGCGTCAGTGAAACGAGCATGAAACTCGACCCGACCGACGAGGAGCCGACGCCCGGCGTGCTCAGCTTCGACATGCACCCGATCCTCGTCGCACTCGTCAACGCGGTGAAAGAGCTGACCGCGCGCGTGGCGGCGCTGGAAGCGCATGCCTGAGCCCGGCGCCGGCGCGACCCGGGTTCTCGGCCCCGACCATCCGCTCGCCATGCGCGCGGCGGCGCGCCTCCTCCTCGAGCAACGGAAAACGCTCGCCACGTACGGCCAGGACGGCGACCCGTGGGCCTTTGTGCGCGACTGCGTCTGGACGCGCGACGAGGTGTCGGGCCGCGTGCGCCGCTACCCGTCGCACGAGTATGCCGAGCTCCTCGTGCGCCGCTGGCAGGAGCATCCGCTGCTGGCCATCCCGAAGTCGCGGCGCATGGTGGTGACGTGGCTCTTTGTCGCCGTCAACTACTGGCTTGCGCGGTTTCACGCGAATGCGAAGTGCGCGTTCATGGCGCGGAAACTCGGCAAGACGGAAACGGAAGGGTCGGCCGAGCTCGTGCGGCGCGCGAAGTTCATTCACGAGCACTTGCCCGCGACGTTTCCCGTGTGTGAGGTCGAGTATTCCATCGGCTTTCTCCGCTTCCCGAATGGCTCGGAGATCGTGGCGCTCGGGGAAGGCGAGGAGCAAGCGCGCCAGCACACGTTTACCTCAGTGCTTGCCGACGAGGTGAGTTTTTGGGATCACGCGTACGAGACGTGGATCGCGCTCCGGCCGACGATTGAGGGTGGCGGGCGGTTGACGGCCGTGAGCTCGGCGGGCCCGGGATTCTTTAAAGACCTCGTGCACGACCAACTCGGCTAATGGCACGCGACCCGGGCGAGTGGTACGCCGAGCGGCGCGAGCTGGAAGACCGGCTCGACTTTGCCGTGCGCCACTTGCAGGCCTACCTCCGTCGGCTTGACGACGAGCGCCCGAGCCAGGCCCGCCGCGCAGTCTTGACGGAATACCTCGGGCGCCTCGTGCGCGAGCTCGAGGCCGCGCGCTATGTCGGCGATTGACGCCCTCGGCGGCCAATTGCGCCAGCTCCGCCGGCACATCGCCGCCGCCCGGGCGCTCTGCTATACGGGCCGGCCGCGGCGTCCGCGCGGCGCCGCCCACCGCATGCGCTACACGGTCGAGGTCGAGCTCCCGCTCACGGTCGAGGTCTACGACGCCGCCCGCGGCGCGGAGGTGACGCGCGAGACGCCGCCCGATCCCGATTGGGTCGCGCTCGCGGTGCGCCTCGGGCCGCTCGACGTCACCGAGGTCCTCCCGCCCGACGTCCTCGCGAACCTCGAGGACGACGCCCTCGAGCGGTTGCGGCGCGCGGCCGACGAGCCGTAACGAGCGGCTCCCCGTAGCCAGGCGGTGCCGGGACGCTCCGCACCAGCGACCACGCGCCCTCGGGGCAGCGCCAGCCCTCTGACCATTCCCCGGGGGCTTGGAAGTTCACGCTGGCGTGGGCGAAGCGCATCGGTAGCCCACAGTGACAGCAAATGGGCGGCGTTACGACGGTGGTCATGACGGCGGCACGAGCCGGGGCCGCGGCGGGGGCGTCGGGGCGCGCTCGGCGGCGCGCGCGACCGCGGCGCCGGCGCTCAAGTGTGCCGCATCCGGCCACAGCACGCTCACGCCGGCGGTGGCGTCGATCAGCCGGAGGATACTCCAGAGCACGGCATGCGCCTCGCCGAGCGGGAGATCGTCGACGGCCGCAAGGACGGCCGTCGTCCGGGTGTCGAGGACGGCGATGCGCGTCGAGAAGTTCACGGACGGGCGGCGCCGACGCGTGCACCAATAGTGCATGCCAACCGCGCTGAGGACCCCGGTCACCATGGCGGCCATAAAGGCCAGCCAGATCGCAAAGCCGCGGTCGATCATGTCGTGCCCTTCCGGGAGGTGCCAGGTGGATCAAATGATCCACCTGACTCCCTCGCCCAGCAGTTAGGCCGATGGCTGGTCCATCGACTCGGTGGGGACGAATGGCAGCACGTCCGTCACCGTATTCGCCTTGGCGAGACCAAGCCGAAAGCGCCGGAAGTACTTCGCCGCCTCCTTGCGGAAGCGGGTCTGTGGCACGGTCTTCTGCTTTTGCGCGAGCTCGCGTAACGTGTGGGAGAGTTCGCGCGTTTCGTGATCGGCGTCCGGATGCGACTCCGTGAGCACGAGCTGCCAGAAATCCTTGGCCATTACTTCGTCGACCATCGTGATCTCGTAGAACATCTCCGCGACGAGGCCCGGCTTCTTGAACATCCACGCGTGGCGGCTGTCATGGTAGGGTGCAGCCCAGAGGGCGAAGTCCCGATAGATCGGCTCGGCATAGTAGATCCCCCGGGAGCGGGGTGCGAGTTCGGTCCCATCCTCCCGGGTGGCGTTGAAGTAGGCGAAGCCGTTGCCCAAGTTCACCAGCAGGTTCAAGTCGACGTTGACGAGATCGGGGTGGTGGGCCCGGTGGAGGCCCATGGTATCCGCGTTGCTCCGGGCGGATTTCGGATGATCGAACAAATCGAAGAGCACGAAGCCGTCCTCGTCGAGGTTATCGCTGGTGTACTCTTCGATCGTCACGAGCAGGCCGTTTGGGAACGCCGCGGCGAAGGCTTCGGGCGTCAGTTCGGCGAGGACCGTCGAGCTATGCTGCCCGTTGGCCCGGCACTTCTTGCCTGTTCGTGAGTCGATGACGACCGCCCACGTCGGGCTCACAAATCGGCCCTCCTGAATATGCCCGCGGAGGAAGTTGAGCCGGTTCACCTTGAGGGTCCGTTCACCTAAGAGCGGCGCCATCGTGGCGAATGCGTGCGCCGACTCCGGCGTGCACGTTTCAAGTGTCACATTCGTCTTTGCGAACATTGCATTTGTTCCTGTTCCCCATTCATCGACGGGGTCTGTGTGGATCAGATGGCCCGTTCTCAGGGCACCCGATCGAGTTGTTCTTCGATCCAGTTCAAGAGCAGCGTCTGCTCTCGCGTCCGGACCTCGGTGACTCGCCACTTCCGCTTGTTGTACTCGTCGTGGTTCTCCTTTCTGCGCCGCGTAATTTCAGCCCGGAGGGACCGCAAGAAGTCGCGGATGGATTGCCCCTCCAACGGTGGCCGTGGCGCGCGGCCGTCACAGATGTCTCGCAGCTCATGGTCGATCGTAAACGTCGTGCCGGTGTCGTCCCGCGTGATGGTGAGCCACGGAATGAGCCGGATCGCTTGAAGGAAGAACTGGATCTCATGCGGCCCGTGACGGCGAATCGCGCGCCGGAGAGCGGCATCGCTGTAATGTGTGCCATCCGCCACGGTATCGAGCGCGGCAAGGATCGTGTCCGCCCGGCGCTGCGACTTCACCTGTGCGACGCGGAATTGAATCTCCGCCCGCGAGGGAGCCGGCGTGGTCACGGTGCGCCTCGCGGGTGGCTCGACGCGGGTGCGCACGTAACGCACCGCCCCAGTCTTTGTGGGCAGTGTCTTGGTCTCCTTCGCCTTCTTGATGTACTCGTCGACCAGCTCACTCTGACCTGCAAGCGGGCGAATTTCTTTCCGGGCAGTCCGCTCCGCAGGAATCAAAGTGAGTGCCGGACTCACTTTGATTTTTTCAGTCGACTTCTGATCCCCGCCGCGGCGCTCTCCTTCGGCCGCAATCAGATCAGCCCGGAGCTGGGCCCACTTCGTCTCGAGCGCGGCGCTGATGAACGCGGCGTCCCGCACGTCCGCTAGCATATGCTGGGCAAAGCGGACCATCTCCTCACGGCTCGGCAGGACGTCGAGGTCCACCTCTGTGCCCTGCAATGTGCAGAGTCCATCAAGGACCTTCGCGATGTGTGTCCGCGCCTCGTCCGGCGAGATCAGGGTCGGCTGCTGCTGTGCCGGCATGTCGTTGCTCATGGTCGTTCTCCTGCAGCCCGGGCGCGACGCAGTCGAAACTGGACCTCCATCGCGGCTAGGCGGACTCTGATCTCATGGAGCTGGCGGAGCGTCTCTGGAGGGACGTCTCCGTCGATGGCGCGCGCGGCGCGTAGCTTCTCTCGCACCTCCCGAAGGAGGCGCGCCTTGTCGGCGGCGGTAAACAGGGACGTCGGCCGGGGTGGTCGCGCGTCGTCAGTCATGGTGGTTTCCTTCCGCAAGTGCTACCACGACCGGACGCATCCTGTCCAGCGTGCAAAGGGTTGCAGAATACTGCATCGCTCTGCAGGAGACGCCGCCCGGGCCGTCGCTGTGTCAGGCTAGCGGGTCGATTATCGGAGGAGCTTCAGCAAGGTGGCGACGCTGACCGCGAGGTTGAACCCGACCATCCACTTGACCAGCCGGACATCACTCTTGAGCGTGGGTTGCTGGTACGCGGCCAGCGCTTCCGCAGCTTTCCGAGCCTGGTCCTCCGGCACATTCGCCGCCCGGAAGGCATCATAGACTTCGGCGATCATCAGGGCCATCGGGTGTAACGCTAAGCTACCGCGCCCGCCGGATCGGTTGCAAGGCACGCCGCGCGCCGCGCCATTTGGCAAGTGCCACGACGCCGAGGAAGGCCGCGAAGTCTTCCGGGTCGGTATATTCAAACAGTCGGTAGGTCCCATCCCGGCAGAGCTGGACGCCGAGCCGTGCCGACGGCCCCCAGGGCACGGGGCTCAGGACGCCGCCGCCCGGGGGCGCGAACCACATGCCGTCGATGGCATACCCGGCGATCTGGAGGCTGACGGTCGACGACATCTTAGCGGTGGTTTTTCTTTCGATGATGACGGGGTGGCCACCCGGGAGGACCCCGACGCTATCGAGGGTCCCCGCATACCCGTGCCGCGGGTGGAACAGCGGCACCTGGCTCGCCACGGGCGTGAAGCCCTCATACTCTTTGAAGCGTATCCAGCCCTCTAAAAAGGGCACGGCTTCCGGGTGCACCGTCTTCCAATCCAAGTCGTTGGCATCAAGCAATTCGACGCATTGGTCGACGTGTATCCCGCGTTGCCGAGCATGCTGGAGGACCGCGGGCGGAATAGTGCTGTAGTCCGGGGTCAGGCCGGCATCGTCTAAGAGTTGTGTAACGCTGGGAATCTCCCGCCCGTCCACAACGTAGGTATGCGTCGCGGGCAAGAATTCGAGCACGCGCGGCGCGACGGCCTCAAGCGTGGCCACGAGTCACTGCAATGGCCGTCGCGGGGCGGCGTACGTGCGCCGCACGAGGCGCGGCGCGGGCCGCCGTTCCCCAGCAATGGCCGCCTCGACAGCCTCAGGAATACGGTCGCACAAGGCATCGTATTGCCTGTAGCTACACCACGTCACCTTGCTCCGGCCTTGGCTCGTCGCGACCCAGCTACCGAGCCAATCGAGCGCGCGGTTGAAGATCTCCTCGTGCGCGTCGTCGGGGACGCCCTGGCTCTCGACGGCCGTATGCAGGAGCGCCATTAGGCGGCCGACGCGGGCCTTGGAGAGCGCATCCGGCGGCGGCGCCTCCGCCACGTCATCCTCGCCAGGCTCGCGGGCCCGGCGGGCGGCGGTGGCGGCGGCAACCGAGCGGCGGAGCTGATCGGTTAGGTCAAACTCGCCTTGCGGGCTCGTGGGCGCCGCCGTCGTCGTCGCGGGCTCACTCTGGCGGCGAGGCGCCTCGAAGGGGGGGACCACGTCGTCGCTCGCGGTAACGGCGTCGGTGTCCTCGTCACCGGTGAGAATCCCGAAGGCGTTACAGAAGGCGTAGCGCATGGCGTAGGTGCGGGCGGCGCCGACCTTCTGCGTGTCATTCATGCGGGCCGCCTTATCGATCGGCACCGTCAGCTCGCTCGGCTCGGTGTGGCCGAGCTCATGGTGCGCCTCGCAAATGGCGGTGAGGCTTCCCTCATCTTGCCGCGTCTTGATCGTGTAGCTGAGCCCGTATTTTTGGAGGAATGGGCGGACCTGCTCGACGATGATGTCGAGCGGGGCGTAGCGGTAGGAGTACCCGGCACCGCTCGCCGGCCGGATCGCGACGGTCTTCGTCTTGACGATCACGGGGCACTCCCCCTGAAACGCGGCAAGCGCGCGGAGGAAAGCGGCGCGGGCCTGTTCGGCCTGCAGCCGTTCGCGGAGCGCCAGCAAGCGCTCCATCGTGTCAATGCCGACGTTGTGCTCGAGCGCCTTGGCGATCAGCGCCGCGGCATCGAGCGGCCCCGCGAGCTCAGGCTCGGGGGTGGGAGCGGGCACGACGGCAGTGGCCTCGGCGGGCAGTGTAACGCTATCAGGTTCCATAGCTGGCTGCTTTTCCTCGGTGGG